TGGATGGCAAATAGCGCACGACCAGGCACTCGCCGTCGCGCACCAGCGCATCGGTGAATGTTGCTTGCAACCCATAAAGATTGTTGCGCTCGTCGAAATCGACGGCGGTCGTGTCGAGATGTTCGCCGATCAAGGATTGCAGCGTCTTTTTAAGCCGCTGGTTTTCCATATTCACCGCCGGAATGATCCCGGTCCCTACGACATTCGTGCGCCATACCCAACGGCAGGACGCCGCCAGCGGATTGTTGCGCTCGAGATCGCGCGACACGTCGACCAAACGCCGGCGCGAACGCATAATCTCGGTGTTTGCGCTTGTCCCGCCGATGTTGCGATAACCGACACGCGGCCCGCGCGTCGCGCCGTCATACATCGCGAGAATTTGCTCCGCGCTTGCAAGCTTCGCGCGCGACATCGCGCGGCGCGCGGCGAGGCCGGGCGCGTATTCGGCGAGCGCGCGGTCGAGCCAATTGGTCGCCATTAGCCGCGCCTCCGATCGATGCCGGTCGATTGCAGGCCCGACGAATACACCGCGGCCGTGCGGCGCGGCGCGGCACTTGCCGGCGACAATTCGGCCTCGATCCGCGCGATCGCGCGCTCGAGATCGGCCGAATTTTGAAAGCGCGTGCGGCGGCCGTTGTATTCGACCTCCAGCACGCCCGACGCGTAAGCCGCCTTAAGCGCGTCCAAATCGGTTTGCGAATAGGCCATGCGCTATCCCCTGTTCAACCAATTGCCGCGCCGTTGCACCCAGGCACCGCTCGGCGCCGCGTTTTCGTTACCGGGATTAACCGGGGCTCGCTCGCTTTCGACCGGAGCCGACGCGGCCGACGCGGATTGAACCTGCAGCGGGCGCGGTGCGAACATATCGGCGTCGAAATCCGGCCCGCCGCGCTCGCGCGCGATGATCAGCCATTCCGCCGGCGTCATACGCGAGAGGCCGAGCATTTCCGCACCGGCCATTGCGTAGATCCGGCAATCCAAAAGATGGTTTGGCCCGGTTTCTTTCCAGACCCGAACGCTGCGGCCTTGAACGGTCGACGTTCCGAGATATTCCGACGTCACCTGCCGGAAATAACGCTCGTCACAACCTTCGTGGAAATGGCAATAGCCGGCAGGGAAATCCTCTTGGCCCTGGATGCCGCCGACCTTGCGCAAATTGGAGTACCACGTCGCCTTGAGCGACCAGGTCCCGACAGGGTAGAGCGCGGCGCCATTCGCGACGCGGCGGCCGTTCAAATTGATGTCGACCGTCGTCGGCGTTCCGATTGCGGGCTTGGCCCAACCGGGCGCGCCCTTGATCGCATAGGCGTTCGGCCGGCCGCGGCACCAGGCTAAGACTTGATTGGAGCGACCGCCATCACCCGCGTCGACCATGACAGCGTCGGCGCGACGAAAGCCGCCGAACGCATCCGGATATTGTGCCTCATAGATTTGCGTGAGCAGCGCAAAGGCGCCGCGTTCCGGATCGGTTGTGTCGCCCTCGAGGAAGGCGTGGCGGATCGTCCAAGACTCGCCGTTTTCGGCATAGGCAACCGTTTCATACCAGATGCCGGTGTGCTGCACGTCCGCGCCGACCGTAACGAGCAAGCCGCGCGCCGGAATTTTGCCTTCCGGATACCCGCCCTTGCGCTCGAGCAGCCGAACATGGTCCGGCGCGTCGCCGCGGATTTCAAACGGCAAGCCAAGCCAAGTGTTATAAAACGCCTTTAGCTTTTTCTCGTCGCCTTGCGCGGCCCACCACGCCTCCGCGCACATATCCCAAGTCGTAAATTGTGAGATCAGCGCGTCGACATGCCACGACGGATAAAGGCCCTCGGGATTGGTCGCGATAAATTGGCCGGAACGGACAAGCGACGATTTTTCGTGATGTTCGATGACCGTCCCGCAGCATTGTGCGACGTAATGCGCGGCGTGCGGCGGCTTGCGGTTGAATTTCAGATGCCGGAACTCGAGCGCGATTTTTTGCTGACAGCCGGGACAGGTAATGTGCCAGAACTCGCGCGTTCCGGCTTGGAACAGATTATCGATGCGCGAGTGGCCGAGCAGCGTCGGCGTCGACAAAACAAACAAACGCCAATCGCCGGTCGCATGAAAGGAAATAAACCGCGACTTGAACAAATCGAGCGGATCGCCTTCGTCGCCGAGATCATCAGCCCAGGCGTCGACCTCGTCCGCAAACCCGACCTTGAGCGTGCGCGAGCGCAGATCGGACGCCGAATTGCCGTTAATCAGCGACAGCGAGCCGCCTGGGTAACGCTTTGTCCGCTCGCTCGAGCCGCCGCCGCGCGACGTTTGTGGAAACACTTTCGAGCGCAACGCCGGCGTTTGCGCGATCGTCGGTGCAAGCTTTTCGCGGTTGAACTCGGTCAGCGCCTCGATCGTTTGCACCGCATAGCCGATGCGGCACGGCGCGTTAGCGATATAGGCCGACGCCAGCGCGATCGCGCCCTCGGATAATCCGGTCTGCGATGACTTGCGGCACACGCCGAACGTGGTCGAACCTTCCGGCCCGAAGGCGTCGATGATCGGCGCGACATAAGGCGCGAGCGCAGGATCCCAACGGCCGCCGGCGCGCGGACCATCCGCAACGATCAGATGCTCGGTCGCCCAGGCGGACGGGCGCACCGGATCCGCGGGCGCCAGGACGGCCGCGAAAACGCCGGCGATGATCGGCATAGCTTTCGGGACTTGCTTCAAGCCGCGACCTCGTCCTCGTTTGCGCCGTTTTCAATTTCGCTCTCTTGGAGCAGGCGCATGTTTTTGGAGAGATTGCCGCGGATTTCGCGGGCAAGCTCTTTCAGGAATTTACGGACACCGTCCACGCCGTCGCGGGTAAAGGCGGTCGCGAGATCGTCAGCGCGCGCCGCGATTTGGTCGACGTCGCGCGCCAGCATTTCGGCCGCACGCTGCATCGAGATTTCGACATCGGCACGCGAAACGAGCTTGCCGATTTTTTCCTCGTACTGAACGCGCGCCAGGTTTGCCTGGTAAAACGCGACGGCAGTGCGAGCCTTGGTCAGTTGCGCGCCCGCGCCGGTATCGTTTCCAAGCGCTGCCGCTTCCGGACTAGCGTCGCCAGAGTCGGGCTCGGCGCTTTCGCGCGCGATCACGCGCTCGATCGTTTCGCCGAGAGCCAGGTCAGCGGCGGCAACCAGAATTTTTTTTTGGTCGCCGTCGACCTTGATTGCGTTCGGCGGAATTTTGCCGCTCGCGACAAACTTGCCGATGGCTTGGCGAGACACGCCGCGATGGCGGGCATATTCCGCCTGGGACATCACAATATCGGGCGACGCGTTCATGGCTTAAGCTGCAAGCGCAATCCCGCGCGCCGCCGCGACCGCTTCAAAGCTTTCGCCCGTTTCGAGCGTCGCGACGCCGCCGGTGAAATCCTGCCAACGCTTCACCGCGACATCCACATAGGCCGGGTTGATCTCGAGCGCGAAACCGCGGCGCCCGGTCATTTCGCACGCGATAATCGTGGTCCCGGATCCGGAAAACGGTTCATAGACCGCGTCGCCGCGGGACGAATTATTGACGATCGGGCGGCGCATGCACTCCACCGGCTTTTGCGTTCCGTGGCCGGTGTCCGATTTCAGATGTTCGATTTGCCACACGGTCGACTGGCGGCGGCCGCCATGCCAATCGGCGGTTTTGCCTTCCAGCACCGCATAGACCGCGACCTCATGCTCGGGGACGAAGCGCCAGCCATCGTCTTGCACGCCTTCGCGCACGGCGTAGAAGGCGGGCTCGTGTTGCCAGTGATAGTGGCCGCGCGAAATCACCGGGCGCGTTTTGACCCAAATAATCTGCGCGCGCTTGCCGAACTTGGCATCAGCGAGCGACCGCTCGACCGCTTCACCGTGCAGCCCGCCATGCCAAACGTAACAAACATTTCCCGGAAAGAGTTTCCAGGCGGCAGACCAATCGGCGCGGTCATCGTTAGCGACCGTTCCGACCGCACGCGCGGCGACCTTTTCGCCGCTGGCGCGTTCGGCTTCATTGCGCCAATTCGGATCGTATTTCACGCCATAGGGCGGATCCGTAACCATCAGGTTCGGACGCTCGCCGCCCAGGACGCGCGACACATCCGCAGCGGCGGTTGAATCGCCGCACAAGAGGCGGTGCGAGCCGAGCCGCCAGAGATCGCCAGGGCGCGCGACCGCGACGGCCGGCGGGGATGGAGCGGCGTTCGGTTCGCTTTGCCGGCGACCGTGACCCGCAACGTCGGCAAGCAACTTTTCGACTTGCGCCTCGTCGAGGCCCGTTGATTTCAAGTCCGCGCCCGAGGCGGCAAGCGCCTCCAATTCGCGCTTGAGCGCCGCCTCATTCCACGTCGACTTGAGCGCGATCGCGTTGTCGGCAATCCGATAGGCGCGCCGTTCGGCCTCGGTCAGATGGCCGAGATCGATAGTCGGCACCTCGGCGAGGCCCAGGCGCTTCGCGGCCAGCAGCCGACCGTGGCCGGCAACGATCGAATTGCCAGGCTCGAGCAGAACCGGAACATTGAAGCCGAACTGAGCGATGATGGCGGCAAGCTCTTCCACCTGCGCCTTGGAGTGGTCGCGTGAGTTGTTCGCGTAAGGCACAAGATCGTCAACCGCCCGATAGCGGATTTCATGGCGCCTTTGCAGGAGATCGGACAGCATCCGTCAACCGGCCTCCGTCAACCGCGTCAACCGCGTCAACCTATGAAAATCAGGGCTTCACTAGCGAAATCGCGGGCCGTTGCCGCCCGCAATTGCGCCGGGCCGGGAAGGACCCGGAAGCCAACGGCCGGTCGGCCGCGAAGGTTGAAGCGATGGGAGAAGGGGAAAGGCGGGACTTGTTCGACCGCGCGCCGCCATCGCTTGGCGCACTAGGCGCCCTCGATTTGGTCGGCTTCCAAGTTTTCAAGCGGCACGAAACGCCCCAACAACTCGATAAGGATCGTGATTCTCTGGTTGGCGTCAACGGCCGTTATTGAGCCAAAGAAACCAGAGAAGGGACCGTCCGTGACCCGCACCCGATCGTTGGTCTTGAACGGAACCGATGGCGCACCGCTCAATTTGCGATACGGCAGCCCAAAGTTAAGTCCTTCTCGCTTGCGCATTTCGTGGACCAGGGCATCCGGCACGGTTGCCGGATTGCCGGCCATTCGGATGATTCCGCGGACGCCAACCAGCCGATCGATATCGCCCCAGGGATCCACGTGAAGATCCACCTGCGCGAACAGCACGCGCGCGAATAACGGCCGCTTAACCGAGATATAGGCCCGGTGTTTTTTCGGATCCCGGATCGAAACGGTGAAGCGAGGCACATAAGCGAAATAGCCGAGATCGGTAATCCGCTTTTCGGTCGCGCCTTCTGCCTGTGGTTTTGTCGTGACCGGGATCCATCGGCGCCCGCTTGGCTCCGATACGGCACGCCGGGCCGGTTGCGATGCGCGGCGGATTGCCTCGACCTTTTGCCCGATCTTCCAGTCAGACATAACCAACCCCTTTCCGTTGAAGGGTGGGGAAATGTCCCCACCCTTCCGTGGGAGTATCGAGGGACCTTATTTTGGCAGGCCAATAAGCTCCCAACATTTCGGAAAGCCATAAAACATCGGCACAAATAAAATCGTTTTGGGAGGATGGGAGCTTAGGGAACTTAAAGTCGATCTCGCGCATGCGCGCGCACGCGCATGCGCGCGCGCATGAGTCCGAACGTGCAAAATACCTCCCTAAACGCACACAAGCTCCCAAGCGCCGCTTAATCAACAGGTTAACGGCGGGAGGATGGCCCAACAATTGGGAGGATGGGAGGATAGCGCGACTATTCGACAGCAACGTCGTCCCCCGCCGGTCGAGCGTCATTTTCAATTTGCGCTATCGGCTTGCCATGCGAATCGACAAAGTCCGAAACCTTCGCCTTGAGCCGCGAGTCAAGCCAGAAACTCACGCTCGATTTTGTCGATACGAAACCGCGCTCCTTGAGCGCGAGCGCGAGTCCCCGCGGCGACCATTCCGTCGCCGAATTGGCGCGCGCCCAGGCGACAAACAGATCGTGCATGGCGGTCGCTTGCACACGTTCACCGGAGGCGCGCTCAACGCATGCGTTGAGGAAACGGCCGAGCGGATCGCTGTCCGATCGATAGTCGGCCGTGGCGGCTTCGGCGTCTTCCGGCACAATGAGGCCGTGATCGAGCCAATCGCACAATCCATCCAAAAGACGATTAAGAATGCCGGCCGCTTCCGCTTTTAGTTTTTCTCCGAGTTTGTTATCGCGCCGATCTTCCGGCACGGTAAATCGCCACGGCATCAAAACGACGCGGCGCCAAATACCTTCGTCCGCACCTTCGATTTTCGGCCGATAATTGCCCGAGATCGTTAATTTGAATTGCGGGTAGAACTTGAAATAGTCGCGGTTGAGATGTCGCGCGAGAATTGGCTCGCCGCCGGTTGCAAGCTTGATTAGCGCCTCGTCCAGCGCGGCACCGCGTTTCGGCTCGGACGTGCGCAACAGGCGCACGCCGGGGAGGATTGCGAGATCCGGCGTCGCCTGACCGGCATTGCGCCCGCGGCCTTCGGCGAGGAACGTCTCGATCGGGACCGTCTCACCGTAATCGCCGGCGACGAAAGCGGTCGTGTCTTCAAAGACGGATTTGCCGTTTTTTCCCTTGCCCCAGAACACCGCCAGGCGCTGCTCGGATGTATCGCCGGTGAGTGATAGCCCGCGCCAGGCCATCAGAAAGCGCCTATTTTCCGGCTTCGGCTGCACCTCGGACAAAAAGGCGTCAAACTTTGGGCACTCGGCCGCTGGATCGTAGCTGACCGGCGCAATTTTGGTAATGAGATCGGCCGGATCGTGATTCCGAAAAGCAACATAGCGGCCATCGGAATCCGGTGTTTTCGACACCACGATCGTGCCATTTTGCACGTTGATTTTGAACGGATCAGAATCGAGCTTTTCCGGCGCGATCGCCAGATACGCGTCGGCCTGTTCGGCAAGCTGGTTCAGTTTCGCGTTGCTTTCGGAATCGCGTGCCCACAACCGCAGCCGATCGGACAAATAGATTTCAAATTCCTCTTTGTCTTCGCCGCGCCCCTTGGTTTTCACCTCGACCAACTTGTCCTGGTCACTGGCGGCGAGCGCGTCGGCTTCGTCGTGGATTGAACGCACCGTTTCATGGGCGGCCATCTTGACGCGCTCGATCGCGCCATCGCGCGCCCAACGCTTGCCATCCCAATAGAGCCACCCGATTGCCTGGCACCAAAGCAGCCGCCCGCGATAGCGTTCGCGGAAGCGTTCGGCGTTGCCGAGATCGGTCATCGGAAAAAACGACAGGCGCAAGTCGAGTGCTGCCGGATCTTCCGGCACACGACCGTCACCGCCCAGGTTACGCCGCTTGAGCGCGCCGCGTCCTGCGCCTTTGCGGCGGTCCCTTTTTCTTTGACGATAAGCTCCCGTTTGGG